GGTTAGATCCATTACCAGCTAAGCGTCCTACAAATAATGAAAGAAGAAAGTGGCTGGAAGAATTAATCGAGAGGGAAGAATCTATGAAATCCCAAACTCGTCAGGCATAATATCGTATTTTTCGAACATCTCAGACATCTCTAAAGAAGTTGTCATAAACGCTCCTATATCAATACAATCTTTTTCTACTGAATCGTCTGGAGATATTTTTTGACATATAAAACCTAGAAGTTCGTTATTAGCTTTTGAAACCTCACGAAGCTCTTTTATCATTTTAAATATTTCTTTTATTATACTATCCATCTTTTACTTTACGCATAGGAGTTGAAAGATTGTCTAAAAATTCTTCGATAAACTTATCTGCTTGTCTTTCAATCTCAGGTTCAAGTATATCATACGCTTCTTTAGCTGATGTAAAAAAGAATTTTCTCTGTGGCACATTAGCAAGATTGCCTTTATACCCACTATAACTAACACTTTTCCCATCAACGATTCTGGAAAATCTAACTTTTCTTTCTAGATGTTTCTCATACTCCCCTAGAGGTGTTCCGACAGAATACTCTAAACTAGATTCATCTGGAAGTGCTACTATACTATCTCTCAATCTTCCTTGATCTACCATAATCTTATTGCTTTTCATTGAAGATGGATTACCTCCGTGCTTACCTATTAGATACTTGTAAGTTGACTTTGCAAACTTTTTTCCATTTATATCTTTTTGGGTTTTAAATGTATCTAGGACTTTATCGAGTGCGAGTTCTGCAAGGGCTTTGAAACTACCCATTAGGTTCATAGTGAACGCAGCACCAGTTACTTTATTGAAATCAAAGTTAAGCTTTGTTTCTGTCTTTATCATCTTCGACTACTTCAAGTGGCTCAACTGGTTGAACTGGTTCTACTGGTTCTACTTGTTCTACTGGCAATGATGCACTATTAACATCTCTATTTTCTTCAATGATTCTTTGTGCTTCTTCCACACTTAAATCTTTATTCTCATCTGCCATTATTTTTGCTTCAGTAGTTAAGTTATGTTTCAGCTTATATTCGCTTAACAAAATCTTATCTTGAGCAGTCATAGGATATTCGACTTCAGAGAAATCGACTTTGAAACGCTTAGGATCTGGTAACCCTAAATTATTAGATAGAGATAAAGCATACTCTACTTTATAGAAATCTTTTTCATACTGACGATATAATTCTTTATCGTCCATAAAATCTTCGTGGCGTTCTAAGTCTTTAATCATTAGCGATATACCACTAGGTACTTCTCCACCTGATTGTGCAAAGGTAACAAATAGATGATTATTTAACGCCACTAATTCTATTTGCCATTTAATGTTTTCGATAACATCTCTTACATTTCCTTGTGGAGCAACAATATTATAGTTACTTCCCTCTGGCAAAGTTAAAATTTCATCTGAACCTGCTCTAACATTACTATTGTCAGAAATGATTCCAGTTACAACTGGCTGTCCAAACATTTGGAAGCGTAGCCCTAATTGCATTTCAGTCATTGTAATATTGATATGCTCATTAGCAGATACTAAATCTGTAGCTCCTTCAACAAAGAAAGAATCTAATTGTTCTTCTCTATGACTAAACACAAAAGGTAATACACCTAAGTTGTGTTCTATTTCCTCAAAGACATCTCCGTTGTCATCAAACTTGATACATCTTTCTGAATCCCAGTAAGCATATTGTAATTGTTGAGTATCTCCAATTTCTGCGTGTCCGTGCATCATTGGATAAACAATAGCTTCTGGCTTATAAGGGTTGTCGCCAAAGTAAGGCTCAAAATAATAGATAGAACGATAATCAAATTTTTCTGATTCTTCATCATACATAACATAAGTAGCACACGTACCAATTAGTCTTGTCATTCGTTCCATTTGTTTCATACGAGCATTCTTATTTTCAGTTAGCTCATCATATCTCTTGGTTACATTTCTCTTAGCACCAATCGTGTATATCTTGGACATACGATTAACAAATTTTTTAACAATATTAGTATTGTAATGAGGAATTTCTTGGAATGCGTCAGACTTAAAATAATCTTCTATGTACTGGTGCGTTAATGAACCAGAATAATAATCTAATGACTTTCTAACTTCTTCCCTTCTCGCTTTCGCTTGTTCTTCTTTGAAGTGAGTTAATGAATCCTGTATAATCTCTTGTGGTGTAAAAATCATTTGTTTTCCTATTTATCGTGATATTCTTCCAATGAAGTTACTCTTAATGGGGAATCTATTCAATATAAAATATCTAAAAGCATCACAGCCGTGTTCGTTGTATCCATCTTTGATAGGATTGTTAGAAATTGGCTTACCTTCTTGAGCTTCTGGGAATCTGTAATTCTCGAAATCTTCTGCAATACCTACACATCTATTGTCTACTTTAATTCGTCTTAGTCCGTCTACATTTTCAAAGAACCCACGACAATAACTAACACCACCTTGTATATTACGAGATAGTTTGTCCATACGATACTCTACATAAATTCCGTGCTTTCTAAATACGTGAATATCTCCCATACCAGATTGTCCTTGAACGAAACTACCAGCAGGATCACCATAGTAAGTAATAACAGGATAATTCTTTTTCTTAATCATTTCTGCTAATTTATCAGTTGCAATATTTCTTTCGTGAATTATCTCATCTATAATATTAATATGTGGATTACCATTTTCTATATAGGTTTGAAACCATAATACTGATGGCATACGATAACCAAAGTCCATTGAACAATACGTTGGTAAGTCTGGATTGTATGGAACATTACCCATATCTCTTTCTCTATCAAATGGATATACTCGTCCTTCCATTGAAGTGAACTTCGCAGCAAACTCCTGGTCAAATAACTCTTTAGACATATTACGCTTTCGTTCCAACAAGAACTTATCGTTCTCTCCATCTGGAAATGCGTGTTCATTTTCCCAACTAGGAGATTGGACACTATACCATTGCTCATCGGTTTTCCCTAATAGGAATAAATCGTAAATCCAATTAAATCCTTCGGGGGTAGTAATAAAGATAGCTTTCCCTTTTCTGTCAATTAGAGTAGGAGATAAATACATATCCCAAATCTTTCTTTGCATCTTTGCTGCTTCATCAATAATTAATAGATCCACACCCTCCCCAACCAATGAATCAGGATTCTCACAAGACATACCTTCTACTGTTGTTCCCCATTTGAACTTTATATACTGTTCTTTTTCTGAAGCTCTATCAATATCGTGTCCTTTACCAGCTACCATATCTTTCCAAATCTCACGAAACATTAATCGTGATTTCTTGTAGGATAAGCCAACTAGCCATATTTTTTTATTAGGTTGAGCAGCGTAAAACTCTGCTTCTCGATACGCAGCCGTAGTTTTTCCATATCTTCTACCACAGATATTTACGAAGTAAGATGCAGTTGGCTTCTCTGGGAAATGCAACTTTCGCTGTCCTGCGTGTGGCACATAATTCATATAATCGAACCATTGCTGTTTGAAATCAAACTCTTTTAATTTTTTTGACATTTGAATTGTTCTTAATTTAATTCATAATTAACTTAAAGCCATATAATAATCCACTAAAGGAGTTAAAATGTCTGAATTAGAACAGAATACAGCAATAGAGGAAGCTGTAAAAGAACCTCAAGTCACTCAAGACGAAAAAAAGATAGAACAAGCTGTTCCATACTCTCGGTTTACTGAAGTTGTGAAAGAACGCAACCAATTAAAATCGAAAATGGAAAATATAAATCTCGAACAGGAAGAGCAGCGTAAAAATAGTTTAGCAGAGCAAGGGGAATATAAAACCCTACTTACTGAAGAACAGAACAAAAATGTAGAGTTGTCGAAGCAATTCGAAGAAATATCAACTGCATTTAATGGGTATGTTACAGAAGAAAGAAACGCATTGTTAAACCAGATTCCTGAAAGTAAGCGAGAGAAATTTGAGAAGGTAGAGGATTTAACACTCCTTCGAACGATTACTGAAGAATTTAACCAGAAAGCTGGAGTTAATGTTGGCAACGTAGAAAACCAAGTCAGCGTTCAAAAGTTTAAAGGAAACCCTTTTGGGAAATTAGATTCTAGTAATGAACGAAGAAAAAGTCATAATGACTTGTTAAGCCACTATCTTAAAAAAAGATAAACTTTAAATTTCCTTAGGAGGAAAATAAAATGGCTAATGTAACAGTAACAACAGCTGCTAGTTTTATTCCAGAAATGTGGAGAGATGCTATTCTTGATTATGCTGAAAGAAAATTTCAGTTAAAAAATCAGGTACAAGACTTCTCGTCTATGTTGTCTGGTGGCGGCGACATTCTTAACATACCTAAAGTAGCAGAAGAAACTGCTGCTTCTAAATCTGCAGATACTGCAGTAACATACTCAGCAAACACAGATGGTAAAATCCAACTTGCTGTAGATCAACATCACTACGAAGCTAAACGAATTGAAGATATTGTAAAAGTACAAGAATCTGCTGATTTGTTTAACGCATACGCACAATCAATGGGCTATGCTTTAGCTAAGAAAGTGGAGAATTACCTTGCTCTGTTAATTCAAACAGGAACTGGTAATGACGTAGCTTTAGCTACAGATAACGTATTCACAACAACTCTAGTAAGAAGTGGTTTACAAAAAATGCTAGACGCTGGATTTGACTACACAGATGGAGATACTTATATGTATGCTTCTCCAGCTGCGTATATGTCATTACTTTCTTTAGGCGAGTTCTCAGAAGCTCAAAAAAGAGGGGACGATGAAAATCCAAATGTGAGTGGTAAAATCATACAAGCTTATGGAATGAGCTTGTTCCCATCAGTAGATTGGGACGATGATGGTGGCACAGGCGATGAAACAGCTTCTATCTTTAAGAGAGAATCTGTTTACTTTGCTCAACAAGTAGCTCCAAGAGTTCAGTCAGCTTATGACATCGATCACTTGGCTACATCAGTAGTAGCTGATGTACTATTTGGTGCAGCTTTATCACACGCTGTAAGTAGCACATCTTTAGGAATTGTTAATTTTAACAACCCTGCATAAGATAGTTAATTAGGGGGGTTGCAATATACCCCCCTTAACTGAAAAAGGGACATATATGGCTAATTATACTTCAACTCATACGGGAGCAGTTATCGATGCGTCAGTTACTAAAGTTAGTGCTAGTGGCGTTACACAAGCAGACTTTACAAAACTGAACGCAGTTACTTCTTCTGCAACAGAATTAAATTTATTAGATGGCGTTACATCTACAACTGCTGAAATTAATATCTTAGATGGTGTTACTTCTACTGCAGCCGAGATTAATATTCTTGATGGTGCGACTCTAAGTGTAACCGAATTAAATTATTTAGATGGTGCTGATTCAAGTATCACAACTTTAAGTTTACCTGATAACACAACAATTACAGTTTTTGGTGCGTCATTAATAGACGATGCAAACGCTTCTACTGCCAGATCTACTTTAAATGTAGATGTAGCGGGAACAGATAATTCTACCAATGTTACATTGGTTACAACTTCATATGATTATTTATCCTTATCAGGACAAGCAATAACTTTAGGGCAGATTGATATATCTGACGATACTAACTTAGTAGGTGGTACAGGAATTACTTTAACTGGAGATACATTATCTACAACAGATGGAGATATTGTACACGATAGTTTATCTGGTTTTGTAGCCAATGAACACATCGACCATTCAACCGTAACCCTCACAGCAGGAGATGGACTTTCTGGTGGAGGAGATATTACAACTAATAGAAGTTTTTCAATTAATGTAGACGATGCTTCTATCGAGATTAATTCTGACACACTAAGAGTAAAAGCATCTGGAATTACTAACGATATGTTAGGTGGTTCTATTGCGAACGCAAAATTATCCAATAGCTCTGTAAGCTATGGAGGAATTAGTCTTTCTTTAGG